TTAAGCCATTGGCTTAATCTGGGAGTAATCCTGTCAGTTCCATCCATTCTGATCCCAAAATATGGCTAGGTGTCCTATCAAATCTTCTTAAGAAGCGATTAAACCTAGGAGTGACACTCTCTTCAACTGCCGTCCTCGTAAGAGAACAGCGGGAGAAGCTCTAAAGAAAGTGTTATATACAATATAATTAAACAATGAATAAAACATCTAATTTTATTTCACGGTTTAAAGATAAAGTACGTAATACTTCCGATAGAACTTTGTTGTCGTTAGGTAGAAAGAAATTTCTACTTAAATCGATTGCTAGATTTAAAGCAAGACTATTAGTCTTCTCTTTATCAAAACATTCGAGTAGAATCTCTCCACGGCTAAGACGATTAAGCAATTTTATTGATAGTATCCTTAAGTTTTATAGTCACCACGGGGCTTTAACTACTGTTAAGTGGTTAAAAGCCTCTAACGTGGCTATACAAAGAGCTATTGCAGGTACTCCCTGTAAATCTTTACGGGATATTGAACCTTCGTTACCACTTCCTAGACTTAGTAATGGTCTTCCGACCTTTATTGGGACTATGGATAGAAAAGCTATCCGGGCTTTACACCCGGGTACTATTCGAATGTGGTTAACTATTACTTCAATTTTCCGAATCTTTAAGGCACCTTTTGTTCCTAATTTAAATACTATCACTGATCCTTATACAGGATCTAATGATAGTCCTAAATTAATCGCAAAAGATGCTTCTAAATATTTATCATATTTAGGAATTAAAGATTTTGTTATTAAACCTGCTGAATACCCCATCCGATCTTTATCGGCTGGGCCTAACGCGAAAGTTTCTTTTAGTGCAATACTAACAGATGCTATCGCTTTAGCTAAGTATCCAGAGATTTATGAACATTTTAGATTGTATGCTACTCAATCTAGATCTTTAGGATTATTTAAAATGTTAAATAATGTAATTGACTTGTGCTTTGACTTACTTTCCCGTTATGGGAAAGGTTGGGTTATTCATTCTAAATCAGTTCTATCTTTCGATAGTCTTGCTTTAGGTAAATTATCCTTTAAAGAAGAAGCAGCAGGAAAATTACGTATATTTGCTATTTGTGATATCTGGACGCAATCATTGCTAGCTCCGTTACATGATTCTTTATTTGCTTTATTAAAACAAATTCCGAATGATGGAACCTTCGATCAAGATATCTCTTTTGAGAGATGTCTTATTAAATCGATGGATGCTAAACAGGCCTATTCGGCCGATTTATCATCTGCTACCGATAGATTACCTCTAGATTTACAAATAGAGATTTTAAATAATCTTACTAATTCTAAATTAGGTACATACTGGGGAGGTTTATTAAGAGATCGACCTTTTATTATTAGAGGTAATCCTTATAAAATACCTGCTGAGACCTATGTAACCTATAATACGGGACAACCAATGGGTTGCCTTTCATCTTGGGCCATGTTAGCCTTAACACACCATTTAATACTTCAATATGCTTCATCTCTAATCTACCCTAATAAGGTGGAATGGAATAAAGATTATGAAGTGTTAGGTGATGATGTGGTTATTTTCGACAAACTTTTATTCGATCAATATTTAGTTATAATGAAAGAATTAAAAGTTGGAGTGAATTTATCCAAAAGTCTAATTGCTCCAAATCGTTCTGTGTTTGAATACGCAAAACGAACAGGAGTAAATGGTTCGGACGTTAGCGCCTTATCTTGGAAACAAGTAATGGCGGAAGACAGTCTTTTAGGAAGAGTTAATCAAGTGATTAAATTCTCCCGAAAAGGATTAATCCCAACAGTATCAATGCTTGTTAAAGCATTGAGTCCTGCCGTTAATATCAATATTAACGAATATATTTCTAAATATAGAAAAGATTCGTTATATGGATTGATGGCGTTATTAGGATATTTAGCTCATACTGAGCACATATCGCTAAGTAATGCAGTAGCGTTACTAGTCGATCCTCATGATGAGGAGTTGGAATTCTTGGAAGATCCAAGTTTACCATTTACTAGCACGTTGCACTATGTGACGCGTTTAGTTAATGCAAATTTAGGTTTATCAAATCCAAAAGATTTGATTCCACAAGTTTCTAACTACGATGAGAGGGTCGAAATTGCCGAAGAAGAAGTTATTCCGTTTATGGCAGACTCGTTAGTACGAGATGCTTTATCCAAAATAGCTAAACTTCAAGGTACCTATGATGCTTCAGTTGAGGGTTTTGCAACTACTCTAATCAACTATTCAACTCATTTTGATAAAACAAAAGGAGTTGGTTTATCTCATGATTCGTCAGAACCGTGGGATAAAGAAGTTGAGGCACAAGCTCCTTTTTATAGAGGGCATTTGCCTTTTACGAAAGTAGACTTAGCTAGAGTTCACTCTGTAGCGGAATGGGCTCTGTTGAAAGACAGAGATCCAGAAGATATGCACGATGCTATATATAATTATGTATATAACCTTCGTTCAGATCTTCCTCCGTACAAAGTGGCCTTAGATAAAGCTTCCAAAGTAGATAATTATATATCTTCTTTTGAATATTTACCTGAAGGTAAAGCTAATAAATTGTCTCAAGTTCCAAACACGCTAAGAGAAATCAAAGCGGCTGGAAAACTATCAGTAACTCCATATTGGAGAATCGTTATGCCGTAGGGAGACGATAACAGTTTTCGTAAGTAACTACAATTAGTTCTTACCTATGTGTTATAATCACCTTATTTTAAGAGTGAGTTGTATTATTCCAACAATACCTCGAAATTAACTATTTCTAAGATAATGTGAATATAATATGCCCAGGATCTATCCCAAGGTTACATACCAAATAATTGGTTAAAATGTAATATCGAGAAAGGGCCTCTGAAAGCACAAAAGGAGGAATTTTGACTTTAATCTTTTCTGTGAATTTTCAAAGAAAAGGCTTAAAAGGCTCATCGCAAGATGTGTGCTGTGGAAGCT